TTAAGTTACAAGAAACATGAGGGCGTACAACACCCTTCTATCTATAGAGTTTATGTCTTTCACAGAGGTGTCAATGGCCACCCATTTAATGGCCGAACTGGTATCGTCGGTCGTGAACTCGGCGGACACTGATAGGGATGTCCCCAGCGTTTTTTCATATTTTGGCATGTGATAATCTCCCACAGGGATTAGGAATAAATTTTGAATTCAACGGTGGCGCGATACAGCTCAGTATCATGTTCGAAGCTGTTTTCACGCGCCACCTCAACGGGTTGGTGTGTTTTGACGGCATTAAACGCGTCATTGCAAATTGTCTCGGCGTGCTCTAGCGTAGGCGTCCAGCTGAATGCGCGTCATTTTCACGGACTGACCACTCAGCACATCGGTGTAAAGGCTGTACGTCGAGAACACGCACCACGCGGAGACCCGTTTGCGTTCAGTTTGCGGAATGAGATAGGGGAAAACCTGACCGGGCAACACCGGATCTAACAATTTGAATAAATCGCCATCGGTCATTTCGCCAGTACCTCATCTATCGCGTTCAGTGCCACCTGAAAGGCTGCTTCCGCCGCTTCATCCGCTTTTGCGTCAAATGCGGGGTCGATAAACGGTTTCGCGGCCATTCTGGAGGTGCCTTTTTCCAGAAAGCGCCAGTAATAGGCATTGCGCGGGTCATTTTTCTTCATCCGGGTATCACTGTTCGTGCCCGATTTGTTCGAGCCGCGTACATACACTCCCGCAGAGACCGTACCGTCCCGCTGTTTTTTACGGTTAGCGGCCATAATATTTCGCTTAAGCTTGCCCGTGCGTTTGGGCGCGCGGTTACGGGTCTCATCGCGCAGGATTTTCGCCCCGGCGTAAGTGCCCTTGCGCAAAACTTTGTTGTTTTCAGCCTTGCTGAGCAATGCTAAATCCCGCGACAGCTCTTTAAGCGCCGAAAAATCTACGGTCGTCATGATTTAACTCCCTCCTGACAGAGCAGCTCCAGTAACGTGAGTTTATTGTCGGGCATCACCGCCTGAATGGTGTAGGTTTTGCCCTGAAAGATAATTTCCATTGTGGTATCAATATCCCGGCGATAGCGTATCCAGAAACGGACGATGCTCTCCGATAAAACCGCGTTAGAGGCGACCAGTTCGCGACCGCTGATAAATTTCGCCTCCGCCCAGACGGTGGCTACCGTGTAGTGTTCTTTGGTGACGCCGCCCGAGGGGGTGCGCTGGCTGCGAATCCCCTGGATCGTGATACGATGGCGCAATCGGCCAATATCCATTGTGACTCCTCCTAAACAGGTCTGATACGGTAGTCATCCAGTAAATCCTTGAAGCCGGGGGGCAGCCGTTTGGGGTCCCGGGTTTCACACCAGAACCCCACCGCCAGCATTAAGGCCAGTTTAATCAGCGGCGTGACGACCATCCCGTCCATGTCCGACTCCGGTACGTGCGCTTCGTAAAGATTGCGATTCAGGTAGTTAACCGCTTTTTCCTTCGCGGCCTCCAGGTACGCCAGCAATAGCGCGTCCTCGCCATCGGTATCAATCCGACACTGCAATCGCAACTCTTTAATCGTAGGTAATTGCATGTTTTCATCCCATTAAAAAGGCGGCCTCAGCGCCGCCCCTTTGCCTTATTTGCCGGCCGTGCCCCCTTTCAGCAGTTTCACGGCGTTACTGTCCACCAGCATCGACCCCACCCGTTTTGTGGTGTAGAAGTGAATGAACGGTTTATGGGTGTAGGGGTCACGCAATATACGCACCCCCATGCGATCCAGAATGGTGTAGCAACGCTTGAAGTTGCCGAACGCCACTGGCACCTTGTCCGCCCCTAAATCCTCAAACTGCTCATTTTCGGCAATGCCATAGCCCAGCAACGCCGAGGGTTGCCCTGACTGCAAGCCCGGCTGCCACAGGTAATTGTTCTGACTGTCTTTCAGGGTGCGCACCTGAAACAGCATGTTGTTGTTCATCATGAACTTCGCCCCGGTACGGTACGGCTTGCGCAGGGTGTAAATCAGCCGCATGATGTCGCCGGCAGTGACCTCGGTCGGTTTTTTCAGCAACAAATGTTGCAGGGTGCCCCATTTGCGGACGTTGTCGTCCTGCGCATCACTGCCGTAGGTCAGCAAGCCTTTCGGTTTATTTTTACCGTCACCGTGGGTAAAAGCATTTTCCTCCTGCTCCGCAAATTCCTGCGTCAGTTCTGACGTGATAAACGCCTCCACATCGAAAAAGGCATCATCCAGCATGGTTTGAGTGGCGGCCGGGTTGCCGTAGATTTCACCCCATGTTGGTTCGATGGGCGTTAGCTTCGGTGTTTTCGTTTCCGGGCGTTCATCGGTTTCGCCAACCCAGCCGCTGTTCGTGCCCCCCTGATTCACCAGTCGTTTAAAATTGGGGTTACCCACCGGTATCACGTGACACTCGGCCCGCATCACCACCGCATCTTTCAGGGCAGTGATGATATTGCGATCCAGCTCTTCCGGCACCGCATACCCCCCGTCGGGATCGGTCGTGGTTTGCATGGCTTTTTGTTCCAGTTCCGCCAGCCCGTCTTCCTTGCCCTTGCGGATAAACTGCGTAAAGGCGGCTTTGTGCTCAGACGCCGCTTTGTTATTGCTGCCCCCGGTCGGGCGTTTCAGTCCGGCCAGTTCTTCTTCGAGCGCGGTTTTCAGGCTGTCCAGCTCGGATAATTTGCCGTTCAGGGTGTCCACCTGCCCCGCCAGTTTGCCCTTCTCGGCCTCTATCGCCTCAATGCGCTGGTCGTTTTTCTGTTTAAATTCGTCAAAACGCCCTTTGATTTCCTGCGCGATTTGTTCAACATCTTTCAATTCAACTGCCATAATGGACTCCGTGATTATTCAAAGGTAATGGTTTTTAATGCATTCAAAATGGACGCGTCTGTTTCAGCATCACGCAGCGACAACGCGCCATACCCCTCGGCCATGAATGCCTTGGCCTGAGAGCGTGAGAGCCCAACGTCGCGCAGGACTCGCTCAATATTTTTTTGGGCGGGTAATTCGCCGCGGGCAAACGCCGATTTCACGTTGCTGATCCGGGCGTCATCATTGGCCGGAAAGGTCACTAAACTGACCTCCCATAAATCGAGATCTTTCAGTAAAAACGCTTCCTTGGTTCGGTCGTATTCCCAGTCTTTGAGGATATAGCCGATAGACAGCCCTGAGAGTGACCCGGCTTTCATGTGGGCATGGACCCGTTTTGCCAGCGGGTCATCGTCAATCAGTAACCGCCCTTTCAGGTGCAGCCCGACCTCGTCTTCGTTCATTTCGGTATAAATGCCAATGGGTTCATCCATCCGGTGTTGCCAAAGCAACGCAGGCAGGCCGCCTTTCTCTCCCCACTGTTTCAGGGTGTTGGCAAAAGCACCGGGCATCACAATATCGTCATCGCTGTCTTTCACCCCGAAAACGGACCCGTAACCCTCGAACTCGCCGGAGTCACTGACCGATTTGATTTTCAGGGGGACATCAAGCCGTTGTTTTGTCATCATCGACATGGGGGGTTTCCTCCGTTGGGGTTGCCGGGTTATTTTCCGGCCCGGTCGTCATGTTCATCGGCGTGAGGTAGCTATCCCCGCCCTCGCGCGGGTTCAGCTCTTCCAGCTCTCGGCATTCATTTGGTGAGTAGATACCCCAGTTAATCCCGGTGGCATACGCTTCGAAGCGGGATTTCATGTCCCCGCGCAGTAACGCCCCGGTGTTGAATTTGGCATAGAGCCGTCCCTGCTTGCTGTCCCTGACCAGCCCGGCGTTTATCCGCTGTTCAATCCGGGTGAGATACGGCACCAGTGAATAATTGATAAACCCGATCCCGAGGTTTTCAATGTTATTGAATGTCGCCCTGTCCGTGTTTTGCACCATATGCAGCGGGACGCGGAAAATACGACAGATTTCCTCTAACTGGAATTTGCGGGTTTCCAGAAACCGTGCTCTTCGGTCGCCAGCCCCAGCCCGATGGCGTGCCGGGCATACGCTATCGGACTCAGGCCATTTAACCCATCCAGCGTAAAGATGCGTACATGCCACAGGTCATCCTGTGTCAGTGTTCGACTTTCTCCGTTTGGAAAGGTCACCTGATACTCGGGTTGCCAGTCGCTGTTCAGTTTCGGCGCCACGCTACCCGGATCAAGGGGCAGTAATTCCACTACCTCACCCAGTGCCTGGACCTTGTAGGCGTAGAAATTCCCCCGCAGGCACAGGCAGGCTATCAGTAACTCCCAAAATTCCTGTGGGGTCATGTAATGATTGGGTTTGACCGACAGCAGTTTATGCAGCCGTTCATTAGCCGCCCGCCGGTTACCCCGGGGCAGTTGCTCATAGAGTGAACAGGGCAGCATGCCAACCGATTCCGCCAGTACCCGCACGCAGCTAAACACCGCCGTCAGTTGCATGGCTAACGGCGGACTGACCCGCCGTCCGGTATACGTGTCATAGGACAGGCCAATCAGTTCACTGAGGTCGCGGGACGTCATCGGTTCAGCAGATTTTCGAAACAGTCCGGGAAAAAACATCAGGCCCTCCTATCCGGTTGACGCCCCAGCATCCGCGAGACCAGATACGACCAGCCGAGACACAGCAGGCCCGCCACCATAAACCCGGCCGCAGGCAATAGCAGCCATGCCCCGTAAGACACGAGTCCGCCGCCTGCCAGTCCGACCAGCGGGGCCGTTATCAATAATATTTTCATTAAAAACCTCAGAGGGTGCGTAAGCCCCGGCTGATCAGAATGTCAGACAGGCTTGCCTGTTGCTCCCCGCCATTGACCAGCAAGCGGCTCAGGGCAGTAAACAGGGCAAAGGGGCCGTCTATCTTGGCTTCCGGCGTGGATTTGTTGGGGAAAATGTTGTCGTTTTTATCCGGTTTAATGGTGACGTTTGACATCATCCAGTTCATCACCGGGTGGGCGTTATGGTGAAATTTCCCGCTGTACACCAGTGCCTCCAGGGTCTTCATGGCTTCTGACAGGTTGCGCACGGTCTGCGGAACTTCAACCAACGGTAACCCCTCTTCGGCCAGCGCCAGGCTGAACTGAGTCGCGCTCCACGGGTCAAAGCCAATTTCCTTCAGGTTTTCCCCGCTGACCCAGTATTGTAATTCCTCTTTTATCTGGATATGATCGACCACTTCACCATCGGTCAGTATCAGGACGCCCCTCTCCGCCCATTTGCGGTAGAGTTCAGCCATCTGACGGGAACAGCGTTCAATCCGATCTTCCGGCAGCCAGAATTTAAAATCGGCGTGAACATGGCCATTATTGCCCTGCCAGACTTTGACCGCCGCGCAGATATCGATTTTGTTCGCCAAATCCACCCCGACCCACATCGGATAGGTTTTCAGTTCATGTTGGGGGCGCAACGGCTCGCAGTCGTCCCATTTGAGCATATCCATCCACGCCGATTCCGCCGTGACCCACAAATTCATGTGCTTGGTGAAGAAGTTATGCCGGGCGCTGACTTGCTCTTTGGCCTTTTTCGCCAGCCGGCGCAGGTCATCCCAGCGCTTGCAGATACCGAGTCCGGGATTGGCTTTTTGCCAGACCGTTTCATCAAACGGGTCATCGTCTTTGTCGAGGGTATAAATCAGCCCGAAAAAGGTGTCGTCTTCCACCTGACCGCGCAGCACCTTGACCGCGTAGTCGCGCAGTTCGTAACAAATACCCTCTTTGTTAAACCCCGCGGTGGTGATACCGAACAGTAATGATTGCAACCGGGCACCCGTCGCGGTTTCCAGTACGTCCCAGACATCACGGGTTTTGTGGGCGTGTAATTCATCGACAATGCCACAATGAATGTTCAGCCCGTCCAGATTATTGGCATCGCTGGACAGAGGTTCAAATTTGGACGCGGATTGTTCCTGATAAATCGCCAGCTTGTTAAACTCAAACAGCCTGCCTAACGTGGGTCGGGCCTGTTTGATCATGTTCTTTGCATCTTCAAACACAATACGGGCCTGATCACGGGTGGTCGCTGCCGAATAAACTTCGGCACGGGGTTCGCTGAACGTGATCCCCCGTGCCTCACCGTGTTTCAGGTCATCCAAAAAACGCTGGCAGGTCAGTTTCACCAGTTCCCCGGCGACAATCTCACCCGCCACCACCCGTTCCGCGTAGCGAATACCGTCAGCCACTTTTGCCATCATTCATCCCTCGCTTTCAGCAGGTCAGCCAGCGGGTCGGCTTTATCTTCCCCGGCCATATTGACTTTGGAACGACTGGACGGCGACATGCCAAACGCGCTCAGCATGGCATGAATACGTTTCCACGCATCCGCTTTCATGCCGGCGGCGGGGTGTGCTTTGATTAACCCCTGATCGGTGCGGTAAGTGTAACCTTCCGTTTCCAGTGTCTCGCAGTGGGTTCGGTACTCGACATACGCCTCAATCAGTAATTCCAGCGCTTTCGCATCCAGACGGGTGAGTACACCGACCTGATTTAATTCCGCCGCGATACGCTCATGCCAATATCGACCCATTTTCCCGAAATGTTTAGGAACATGCGGCACCCCTTTTTCGGGTGTTGGTTCATGGGTGTTAATCGGGCGTTTTGATGGGTTACCCCTCACCAAACGCAGGTGGGTTGGGGTTGGCGGTCGTCCTGCCATGTGATTCCTCCGGTAAAATGGTGCAGTTGGGGCACCCCAAAAAAAGGTTTGCATTTCGCGGCGATCTAAACTGGGGCTAGGCGGCGGTCCTTATGGGCGAGGGAGGCAGGGATTTGACCCACCCCTACCCCTGAGTGACTATCACGGTCACTACGCAAATCTAACATTATTTCCCGTTTCCCCACTGGCGCTTCATTTGTTGCTCTGCGCCGATATATCCCAACGCAATCAGTGCCTCACCATCAGGGTAGTCATCCAGTAGCTGATTCAGTACGGTGATGCAATGTTCAAAATTCTGTTTCTGTTGTTCAGTGAGTGAGGTAACCAGCCCCCTGAACATTAATAGCGTTTGCTCATCTTCGGTCATCGTAATCGCTCCGTCGCCGTCTTACGTTTATGGCAAGGCCAGCACAATAATTCCAGGTTGGTTAGCGCATCCGTACCGCCATGCGCTTTGGGTATGATGTGGTCTACCGTCGTGCCTGTCGTCGCTCGTCCCTGACGCAAACATTGCTGGCACAGGTGCTTATCTCGTTGTTTGATGGTGGTTCGTAGTTTGTCCCACGGACTGCCGTAGCCGCGCGCATGTCGGCTCTGGCCCTGCTGATGGTTCTGCCAGCCGGTATGCAGATGATCAGGACAGTAGCCGCTGCGGTCAGTGGTCGTTTTAGGACAGCCTTGCTTGCGGCAGGCTCTTGGTATGCGGGCTGGCATGGCATCACCACGTAGAGAGCAGTCCGCCACGCCCACTCTCGCGGGTAACAAACTGGCGTAGTTCGTCACGGACTATCTGGCGGATTGAGTTGTCGTTGTTTATCTCAGTGGGCGGCACCGAATTCTGAATCCGTTCCATCAGTTCCGCTATACGTTCCAGTTGTGATTCGAGCCGGTTTAATGCTTCAGTGTCATATTTGATACCAATGGTGATGTTGTGTGTGGCTATGCCTGTACGCTGTGCCATGTTCGGTTCTCCTGTATTCCTGTTATGCGAGTGACCTGCTGGAAATAAAAATGCCACCAGCCCGTATGCGTTGGGTACGCGGCGGGAACGGGTGGCGGCATGCGTATTCCTTTCACCACTCAGGGGAATGGGTAAGGGAATATTTTGTTGAGTTTCAGTGGGTAACTGATTATTAAGAATTTATTCGCTTGTTGTTGGGTGAAGATGGGCTTATGAGTAACTAAAATATACTTTCTTTTCGGAGGTCTTTATGCATGGGGAATATTTCTGCTACGTTTGTAATAAAACGTTTTCTGCAAAATCTGCGTTTGATGCTCATGAGCGAATTCATACAGGAATCCGGCCTTTTATCTGTCCTCAGTGCAGTAAACCGTGCAGAAGTAGATACCATTTAGCTGAACATCAGAAGCGTCATTCAAAAAAAAGGTTTTTTTCCTGTCAATGCGGCAGCCAGTACAAGCATAAATCCCATTTTACTGCACATCAGAAAGCTCATCCAGCCTGTTCAATAACGAATCCAACCTTACAAAGTCAATCTCAGCCTGGGCCTTCTGGGTTAAATCGTCAGTTTCCGCAACATCCTAATCAACCATCTACCTCGCCTTTCGTTCCACAAGCCATGCAATCACCCATCATTCCGCCAGCTACTCAAAGAAATTACCCACTTCCATCTGGTGGCCCAATGAGACACCAACAACAGGATTCCCGTCACTGGCCTTATAATCATCTTGCAACACAAGCCCACATTACTAATAGATCTCGAACACCAGATGGCCTTCCTGATGATTGGCTTGATGAATCCTAAAAATCTCTTCGCTCAATCCTAGGTGTCCAGCCCCTATTTTTATAGGAGCTATTGACACTCCACCCTAACACACTCCTGCCACCCCAGTATCATTTGCTCTGGGGTGGCAATGTGTTTTCTGATTTCAATAGTCCATCCGGGATTTGACGCAAACTATCGAATGATACAGGTTCTGCCCATAGATCAATCAGCTCCTTGAATGTCGGTATAAATCCAATCACAAATGGACCGTAGAGCAGCATTGGAATGGGTAGGGTTTTAAGAGAAGCGGGATTAATTAGATAAAAAGCAGAAGTTTGGCGACCGAACTTTTCAATCTAATTAACCCGCCGATGCCTTGATTGCTCAAGGTTTTGGAATGAAAAATCCCCTAAACTTAGGGGCTACTGGCACTCAGTAATAACGTATTCCTGCAAATACTTCAGTTTTGCCCGGTCGTTGATAATGCCTTCTCGGATATCGAGAACAGTTGATCCAGCTTCTCCAGTGAGTTCGACGGTGGTTGCATCGACCACGCCGCCGGGGGTAACGGCTTCAGACACGGGGCAACTGGCTTTGATGCGCAGCTTGCGACGGCCAGCGGCAACATCAGCCCGCAAAGTGTCAATTTCAGATTTGGCATGGGCGAGTTCCTGTGTGTGTTTGGTGTCCAGTTCTGCAAGATGATTGATGCGTTCTTGCTGACTGGCAATGAGAGCGGATTGTTCAGATAACTGAGTAGTCAGTGATTCATGCTCACCGAGGAGTCGCCCGTTCTCTGCATACACTGAGTAGATGGAGTGGGTGACCATTCCTATCAGCCCAATGCCAACAATCGCAGCCATCATTTTTAGTTTCATAGCAACTCAAATGCCCGAGTGAAAACATCATCAGAATACGGTTGCTGACCGTTTTCCATTCGGATCATTGCCTTGACCAGTGATATCATGGTGGGCTGATGGTTGACATCTATCACCGCGCTGCTGGCCACACCAACCGCGTTACACACATACGCAATATAGTTCTCAGTATTATTTTCATTGGGCGGTGCCCAACGGGTAATGAGTTGGCTGATAGCATTCAGGCCGTATTTGCGTTCATAATTACGCAAAATTTTCAGCATGGCCCTGATGCCATATTCTGGCGATACAAACTGACAAAATGATTTATCTGTTTGGGTCTCTCTCAACCCCTGCCATTTATCCCCGTGGCGAATGTTGCCCGGATTGTGGTTGCGTATGCCTCTGCTCATCGGTTCACCCCAAATTTGTTTTTGAGAAAAATAAAGACAGATTCGATAATTGCCCCAATTTTTTTAGTGCCTAAAAACCCGATGAACACACCAAAAAACTGCGCCAGACTGAGCGGTAAATTGGCATATTCCAGTGCGGTAATAATCCCGATACTGATAAACGAACAAATCGCCGCTTCAGCCAATGACGCCATCCAGCCCGCGCCGTCTCGTTTCTCACGCGTAAATGCGGTTACCGCCGCTAGCAGCATTCCCGCAATGAGCGGGGCATTTATCATTAGCCAGTCCCAAACTTGAGACCAAAATTCCGTGTCTTTTTCAATCATGCGCATATTCCACCCCATTTGAACAATGGGCGTCCGTGGGGTGAGATAGTCGCCCCGGTGAGTTAATAATTCATCATAAACAGCGATTCAATTGATGTCGTTTTTGTTCCTGAGATGCCGCTAACTACCTCGCGCGACCAAATACAATCAAAATCATCGGGTGCGGTATATTCACTGACAAACACCGTGCAACGGCGCGATAATTCACGAACCCAGTCCCAAAATTCAATTGAGTCAAATGCGTTATGGTAGCCTGTCGTATTTGCATATGGCGGATCGCAATAAACGACAGCACCATTCGGTATATTTAATTCCCGGTAATCGCAACATTGCAATATTACGCCATCTAATTGCGTCAACTGTCGCTGAATGTTGTTGCGTGCCTCCAATTGATGGTCGCGGATCCGTGATTGCGTTTGTGTTACCCCCACATACCCGTTAAACCATCTGCCCGCATAACTGCAATTAAACCCCGCCCAGCCTGTTAAATGCGGTATTTCCGTTTTATTGTTTTTTATTTCGTGATACTGCGCTCGCGATATTGTCCCCGGAGGTTGCCAGCCAGCGAGTAATGCTCGCCACATTGCCATCAGGTATTCGTGGTTATCCGCCGCAATAACAGGGCCAGTATGTTGGGTGTTAATGTCACTCACCATGTTCATACCCCCTGCAAACGGCTCAACATACACCGTATCTGTCGTCATACGTTCCAGAATGAAGGGCGCGATAAATTTCGCGATCCGTGATTTACTTCCCATGTATTTCACCGCCTGCCTCTCTCTATTGGGTGCGTCCAGAAAACAAAAAAGGCGCTTAGGCGCCCTGTGAATTAGCGTTAATAGGTTGCCAGCCGCAATGCATGTATACGGAGGTACTGAGAGTGATTGCGGTGGCAAATATGAAAAAGTCCACGCCGGAGCGCAGCCTAGAATATTCGTCTAAACATCCCGGATTCTGACGGGATTTTGAACTACGAAAATTTTGTAGTTGGATAGAGGTGTTCTCTATACCAATTCGAGGTGTTGCTCGAAATGGTTAAATACAAAATTGGTGACTACCAGAAAGCAAAAAGCCCCACTTGGTTAGTGAGGCCTTGGAACTACCCCAATATTATTGGGATAGTCGATAAGAAAAAGCCCCGCACTGCGCGGCTATGGCATTCAGGGTGTAGATTTATTTCCAGTTGAAGAAAAAATGCAGCGTATTACCTACGTTTTGTTTCAGTAGGTCGCCTAGTTGTTTTGCGCCGTCAGAGGCATAGACGAAATCAGTTGTAGATTTTGCGGTTGTGCCAAGATTATAAGTTGAACCATTCGCCGTTATTTCAAGAGCTTTACTCCCTAAGTCTGGTTGGTTTTGGGTGTCAACTCGCAATCCTATATTCTCAAAAGTACCGATAGGGCTTTCGTATAACCTGAAATCTGAGATACCCCCAACACCTATGGTGCTTTGAAGATTGGTCAGAACACCAAAAGTAGATTCACCCGGACTTAAATCCCCCGCTTTGGTCATATACCCCCAATCTTGACTCTCACCATACTTGCTAGTCCCTATCTCAAGATCAAAAGACAGCATACAACCCATCTTTGTCCAATCACAAGCCAGCATGTCTTGTTGCTCAGGATTCCAAGCAAAAGTTCCCTCTTTATTTCCCTGTTTAACAGCCTGGTCATCTTTTCCAATATTATCACCGTAAATGTAGGTAAGTTAATCAGATAAATTATCTGCATTACTGTTACAATCGATAACACGATAACCTGATTCTCTGCCTGTTCTTATGAAATCGAAGATAATACTTTCTGAGCCTGAACGAATCACATTGCAACAACTTGCTTTGAATCATCCACATCGGGACATTCGTACGCGAGGAACGGGTTTGCTCATGCTTGCCAGAGGGATCAAGCCGTCCCAGATCACCGCTGAAATCGGATGCAGTCTCCGGGTTATCTATAATTGGGTTCACATGTGGCACAATTCAGGGATAGCGGGATTATTAGGTGGTCATGCCGGAGGCCGGTATCTCGCCATGACGCCTGACATGATTGCCACTGCGGTCGAAGCGGCCAGCGCAGAGTCCCTGACACTCGCCCGGATAGCTCAGTGCGTTGAGGCAAAGCATGGTGCCCTGCCTTGTACGCTTGAAACGCTGGCAAATACCCTGAAAAAGCAGGGGCTCACCTATAAACGAACCCGACTGTCGCTTAAAAAAAGCGTAACGAAACGGAGTTTGCTAAAAAAATCCGCCTTGCTGAATAAAATTAAGGCTGGAGCACAGTTAGGCCATTACCGTCTGCTCTATTTCGATGAGGCGGGTTTTGCCGCGTCTCCTCCGGTGCAATATGGATGGAGTCCACGGGGTAAGCCCCATAAAACTGAGCCTCGAGAGCATGACAGACGGTCAGTTCTGGGGGCGTTAAATTACACGGATAACACGCTGTTTTACCAGACAACGTCAGGCAGTATCACGCGCGATGACGTGATTGATTTTTTAGAGCAGGTCGCCAAACAAGGGGACAACCGCCTGACATTTTTAGTGTTGGATAATGCGCGTATCCATCACGGGATCGAAGAACAAATCAGAAATGGCTGGTTACGAGAACACAACATGTTTTTATTCTATCTTCCCGCTTACAGCCCAGAGCTGAATTTGATTGAGATCGTCTGGAAACAGGCCAAATACCATTGGCGACGTTTTATCACTTGGACTCAGAATACAATGGAGCATGAATTAAATACTTTATTGAAAGGTTATGGCGACCAATTTGCAATTAACTTTTCTTGAGTACTTATTAGCATCCCAGACATTACGACGTACATTATTCCCCAAATACACTTGAATCATTGCCCAAGGGAAAGAACCGACTGGCGCAGATACATCATTGTCAATTTTATAACTGACAGTAACATGAGCTTTATATTGCTCAGGATCAAACGAGCATTGTTTATTATCCAGCTTATTAACATCAGACATAAATCCCTCACTTTATTATTCGTTAGTGGTCATTTCATCCTACTGCTAAGCCAGTTAATATTACTTAAGTTGTATTTTTATCTCAATTTAATATCCGTTAACAGAATTAATACGCATTAAAATAGGGCTGCGTATTATAAAATATTCCTATTAGTCGAGTACGTGATTCTGTGAGTTGTAAATTCAAATTTTACTGCTAATTCTGAATATCCCGTGTTGGATATAGGGCAATAAAAAACCCCGCCGAGGCGAGGTCTGAGAATTCGATAAGCCTGTGACATTGCTATCACTCTTATCACAATAGCAGCATTTTTACGTACGTAAAGTTTTTTTTAGAAATTACTGCACAATTTATTCGAACTAATATTTTCTGGTTCTAGCTGGACATATTTGTCCATTTCCAATGGGACATCTAACATCATCAGCATGCCCTCAATAACCCCCTCTGCTTTTTGCAGTTTCTTACCGATGTGTCCATCCGAACAATGGTGATCACGGGCCAATTGCATAAACGTTTTACCGAATACGTAATAATCGAATAGCAAATTGTGATCCTCACTGTTCTTTTTATTCAGGGTTGCCATGCAGCCAGCGATAATAACGCCATCGTCATCACAACACTGCGGGCGTGATTTGATTTTATTGGGTATCAGTCCCTTAAATCCCGCCGCAATAGATGACCAATAAACATCCTCCCGATTATCTGCCGCCCATGCTCCCCAGCGCCCCATTACCAATTGAATATCACGCATTCGCACACTCTCCCACCAGATTCAGAATAATCCAGTCGGTCAGATCATTGTCATGGAACCGCTCTTCCTTCAGCACCCATTTACAGACATCGATAGCCTCTTGGCGACTGACAGGCTGAATAGTGGCCAGTTTCTCTTCGATGTAATCTTCCCGGTCATAGATGTGATACCGATCACTATCACCGTATCCGTCCGGATCGAGTTCTTTGGCGGCCACATCGCGCATCTGATATAACCAGCTCCAGTAAAGAAACTCACGCACGACATCAGACAAGGTGTGGGGTTCAGGAAGTTGTTCAGCAAAACCTTTCGCCGCTGCTTTGCGTAATGTCTCAGTTTCATTAATGCGGTCACCATACATACACCCTTCTGACAATTCTTTTTCGTTCCAGTAGTGGAAAGGTGCGTAAATATCTGCCAGCTCCCCCACCAGCATTAATTTTTCCGGTTCAGTCAGTTCCAGCGCGGCTTCGTAGCTGCCAAAAATCCCCCTGACGTTCGCCGCCCCACTGATTTGCTCCTTCGCTCTGTCAATATAGCTCTGAGGGTTATCCATACTCATGGTGCTAAATACCACCTGAAACGCATGAGCGCCTGACTTCATCAAGTAGTCAGAATATTTTTGCTGCGCCTCTTTCGGGGTAATTTTTAGTTTTTTCAGGGCAGATTCCGCTGCCTCAAGGTGCGCGGGCTCTACAGGGATTCAATAATAACAATTAACTTATTGTTTTTAATGTATTTTATTTGGTTCAATTATCTACCACACCCTCTATAATACCCCCATATTATTTTGTCTCTGTTTGCCTGATTTCTATCTGATCGGTACTACGGAGAGTAAGGTTTTCATTGCAGAAATATCATTAATAAAACGAATGTTGCTAAAATTGAAATAATAGTTTCAAGGCGGTCTATCTGTTATTTTATTAATATAGTGGCTCACCAGATTTCATTATGACCAAATTACAGCCATCGAGATAACGGTGAATGCTCAGCCAAATATTTATCTAAAGATTCATCATTAAGGATTTTAGCCTCAAATAATGGTTTATTTATTTCATTTAAAACCTTAAGATCCTCATGGCAACCTGTATTTTCAAAAAGAAATAGCAATGCTTTATCGATAAATTCAATTTCTCCAGAATCTTTAGCCTCCACAATCAAATGTATAACTCTAGTTTTGATTTCTTTACTTTTAAAATAGTAATTATCTTCGAGTGAGTGCTCATTAGCATAGAGATAATCTAATTTTTTAGATAAAAACTCAAAGTTTAAATAAAAATAATTATTCATTTTATAAATTCATATATTCAGGAAAAAATATTGCCATGAAAATAAAATTAAAAACTATAAATATTATTTATCCTCATGGCTTATTTCATTGAAACCAAACTATTCAGTAAGATCTTTGCGAGCCTTACGCTCAATAGGCTGACCATCATATGAATCAAAATAACGGCTAGGCCAGATTTCTGAAGGGTGTATTCCGAGATAATTCGCAATTATCCATTCACCTTTTGGCCAAGGCCTGCTGAGAGTATTGGCTAGTGTTGATGAACTTAATCCCGCTTCACGGGAGACTGCTGCTAAAGTAGTACCACGCTTACGTAATGCAGCAATAATATCAGCTTGATGCCAGTCTTTTTTAATATCAATCATTCCTGCTACCCCTTCCATTAATTAATATTGATGGTGGCGATTCAGACAGGGTTCGCGGACCGGAGATCAACCATTCCGGCAAGGCAATGCCTTCCCTGCCTGAACCACCATTGAAAAGGCGATAACAGGCACACTGGTAGAAATTTCCTACCAGTGGGTTGATCATTCAAGGCCGCGACGCCTTGACCATTGGATTGTGCCAATGGCGGAGTTACTTTAACTGATTGTTTTATCTAACTCAATAACTGAACTGCTAAGTTGAACGACTATAAACACGCTCAACATAACGTCCACGACCATCACCATGTCCCAAATCCATTGAAACCAACGCCCTTGCCTCCAGATAGCTAAAGCCATTTTGCTGATAAAACGCCAGTGCATCCTGCGCCCACGCATAGCGCAAACTATGGGGAGAATGGCAACCTTTTAAACCAATCTTTGTGGTATGTGTTCGCCAATAGTTCATGGCCTGCCTGAGATCCAGTTTCTCAATTAACCTGCCGCCGCGTTGCTCTGAAATGGCAATGGCCTGTTCTACAGCTTCTTTCACCGCCGCAACATCCAGTACACGGGTTTGCCTTGGTCGGCCGCCTTTTGTACCGAAAACAACATGCAATTTTGGCTCTGGTTGTTCTAATTGTTTTCGCCAGCTTTTCAATGACGCACTACACTGCACCGCTTCCTGAGAACGTAACCCCATCAATCGGGCAAGTTTCAGTGTGGCCGCAAATCCGGCATCACGTTCCAGTGCCTTCTGATAAACAACCTGAAACGTGGCATCAGGGATCGCCTGCTTTGTTCCCGCGCGACTGGCTCCACTTAATCCCAATGCCTGATTACTCAAACGCGGAGAAGTTTCCAGTTTCTCCCTGCCTGCCATGCGGAAGATATTACGCAGCGCAGACATCTCATTTTGCACCGTTCGTTTAGCAGCTCCCTGAGATAAACGGGCATCAACATAATATTCTACGTGCTTGGTTTTTAAATGGCTGAGACTTTTAACCTGAATATTCAGACTCAATAACAACGCGCCTAAACGCCCCGCAATCCGAATGCGGTCATGACAGGTTTTATGGCTGCCACCACCTTGACGGGCAAAAAACTTTAATTCCTTAATCAATCGACTCATCCGTTTCTCCTTACTTAACCTTTCAACATGATGCGATCTCTGGCGCGCGACAGTGCGGACAAAACAGGAAATGCTAGCTTTGTCCCTGACGGATATCTGTGCGCCAGAGTGAACGCGTGTTGAGGTATTGCGGGGTATCGGTTGAGTACGCGGTACTGCCGCCTGCATTAACAGGCCATCCCCACCGGCTAAAAGCCAGCCTCGATATCGTCAGGTTCTCCTTTTGATGATTTTCCAATCTATAAATGCAGTGTCAGATGCACTGTGTGGTTAAGCAGGCGTGAGCCTGTCATTGTCAGGTTTCCCTTTTGCTGCGGCGTCACTTTCAGCGGTAAACCGGCAAAAAGTGACGCCTTAAATCCGCAAACAGTCAGCAAAAGTCGTGCAAACGTTGAAATGCCAGCAGGCACAGCAAAACACCGCAAGGTGAAGTGTCAAACAGCAGTTATGAGTTGATTGTTTAGACACAGAAAAGGTGTCTGCTGAATATTTCAAACAGAAATCGTAACAGTATGAATGTGGTGAGAATAATTTTATGGTCTGACGTAAAGTGCATGATTCAGAATTCAATGCACTTAGGTAACAGCATAAAAACGCCCTTTTGGGGTATTTTTAGTTTAAAAAACCTTCATCGTTAGACAAGGGGTTTATGTCTGACAATATCTGCTTCCAAAGGTGCGCAGACGTACCGCAATACTTGCTCTCCCTTGCAGGCTACGGGAGTTTTTTTATTTTCGCTGAAAAGCGCTTTAATCCAATTTAGATTAACTGATTTTTATAGCCGTAGCAATAATAAAAGTTATGTGTTGAACTGCATTATTTATAATCAAGGTGAAAGTAATTTTCAATCTTGATTATAAATTATAATTATGGATTCATACCATCGAACGGTAGGATGAAGAAAGTTTCACATTTCTTTGATTCACAACCTAAAAATTTCTCAATATTATTATTCTTAAGTGTAATCACTCCTCCCCCATTAATATAAAAATCCCATATCTCATTGTTTATTTTTACCTTTCCATTTATATCACATGGAGTTTGATAGAAAGAACTATATGGAGAATAATCATATTCCCTGCTAATATTAAAAATATTATTTACATCCTCCTTACTTAAATTCCATTTTTTGCAGATATCAATAATATCTTTATTATTATTGGTTATCACCAACCCTGTTAAGCTAATTATTTCTATTTTGTTTTTCGAATAAACATAAGGACTAAATATCATTAGAATAAAGATTAGCACCTTCGCCTTCTGTTTTATAAGATATTTTATCATGCTCATATATATCACCATTATCTAAATTATAATTACATTTTAATAAACTAACTAATTTTTTAATTGATTCACTTTGTTGTGCAGTAGCTTGATCCCAAGTTTTAGATGACTTATTATAGCCTGCAACAACTTCAATTCCTACACTATCATCATTCATAGGGTATCTGTCAGGATATGCTTTTAATTTTTCATGGTCATGAATTTTTTTCGGATTCCATCCCCAACCTTTTATTTTTTTTGCTTCATCTGAATTACAATTATTTTCTGCTATACACTTAGATCTTATTTTTCCTATATGATATGTATATTGTTTTAAGCTAGCTGTTTGTTTTATTGTACCATCCTTATCTATAATAAAGTGTGTTCCAACTCCAGTTGATTTGAACGAAGATATAGCTGTTGACATACTTGAGCCTCCTGTTCTATGTAATACTATAGCATTTACTGTGCTCATTTCACCATGCTCTAAAGCATTGACTTCATCTTGAACTATATCAGTATTTTTAAAATACCCATCATCATTAACATATGGAACCTTACTTAATACATGCTTAACAAAATCCTCTCTCGCTTCCGGTGGTGGACATGTAGCACAGGCTTTACCCGCACTCCACGTGTTATTTTCATCATGTTCAGATAGTTTCTTTATTAACTCCTCTTTTTTGTTAAAGCAGATATTATCGTTAAGAGCTGTTAACAGTGTTTTTTCCTTTTCATTGATAGGTTCCATCTAATCTTCCTTTTGACGATAAATTAACTGAATTTAAGTAAGAAGCGCTAGTTAAATATAGTTCGTAAACTGTGTTTTTTGTATGAACTATAGTGTATTTATATGTACTTTTTCAAATATTCTCAGCCAATACTTACGCTACCTCCACCAATAACAATACCTCCACAATCAACGGCATCTCCCGTTCTAGCGGCAGGTTTTCCTTCAATAAACACAGATCCGGAACCTTCAGCTATCATTCGGGAATGTGATGAGTGAGATTCCAGAATATCACCTTGTCTGGCTATATAGACACCGTCTACCTTAACACTGCTGGCACCGGTAATTACAGGTGTTGCCGGGCAATCACCATGTTGTGTCCCCATATCACCGATTCTGACGGCATTTCCCATAATGTTTCTCCCCCGAATTAATTTTAATACATATATTGATTGTTATTAAATATTAAGAAGAAATTTATTGGCCCTATACCAGCCGGGAGTTTCATCATCAATAAGCCTGGTTAAAATTGATTTATCAAACTCATCAATATCGAAATTTTCTTCTCTGATCACTTTTTTAAGAATTTCTTCTATAGAACGCATATCTGTTATTTTTTCATCAAGCAGATAATCATAGAAAAAAGCTAAAAATGGCATTGAGTTGACTATACTTATGCTTTTTCTTAGTTCTGACAATTCGGATAACAAAATAGAATAAAGTTTTTGCAAATACTTCTCTTTTTGCTTTATTTCTATCAATTCATACTGTTCTTCGCTGATTTTAAAAATCTTATATCTTCCTTTAGCATTGTCGGGAAAAGGTTCTCTGATTTTGGCAAAATTATCCGTGCGTTCTTCTTCAAGATAAAGTGTCGTGACCTGCGTGATCGGCCCTAAAAAACAGTGTATCTCCCAGTCACTCAATACACCGAGAAAATCCCAGATGTTGCGCGGGTCATAAAAACGGAAAAAATACCGGTTTTTCCTGCTTAGGAAGCAGGACTTGCAGGTATTTCCGTAAATGCTGGCGCATGGTTTTCATATCTGCTGCACTCTGGACGAAAACTCCCCACGGGGTTTTTCGGCATTCCAGCCAGATTTTGACTTTTTCATCCACCTGTACCAGATAAGGGGCGATTTTAACCAGTTCTGGCTGGAGAGGTTCACCATAAAGACAGGCGGAAGGCGGGTCATAACGCTCCAGCATCAAAAACAGATCGGGTTCTGCGGCCCCATCAATAATGGCGTAAAGCTTTTCCTGACTCATTCCTGTTTCTCCTTCTCTTTCATTGGGCAGTGAGCGACAAACATCGAACCTTCACTTGCCGCTGCAAGCAGGATGGCGGGATTGGCTGGTGCCAGTAAATCACCGGGACTGCCACCGGAGTTCAGGTTGATGGCGGCACCTTTGATATCAATACCACCGGCATGAAGCACAACAAAATTTCCCCCGACACTCAGGGTAATTTTGCTGCCACTTTGCAAGGTCAGATCGCCCTGCGCATCTACACTGACTACCCCCTGAATTTTCTCAGCCAGATCGCCTTTGAGCTGTAGTGAGCGGTCACCGTCAATCTGTTCAAGATAATTGCCCGTAGTTTTATGATCCTGTTGACCTTCTACAGTTACCTTACGATTATTGGCTATCACCAGTTCATCGTCATGGCCGATACTGGTTGTGCGGTCATAGTTGATCCGTTCTCCGCGTGAATTGCGTACCTGAATGGCGAGGTTTTTCTGCGCGTGAATAAAGACCTCTTCGCGATCTTTCTCATCCTCAAAGCGCAGTTCATTAAACCCTTCGCCTTTATGCGTTTTAGACCGGATTGACATCTGGGTTTTCGCCATGGGCAGGCGGTTTGGCGGAATGTTGTTGGCATGATAAGCCCGCCCGACAATAATTGGTTGATCGGGATCGCCGTGGACAAAATCCACCAACACTTCGTGCCCAATACGGGGAATGGCGATCATACCCATTAATTGCCCTGCCCACGCCTGACTGACCCGCACCCAGCAGGAACTGCGGTCATTAAATTCACCGTATCTGTCCCAGTCAAACTGGATACGAACGCGCCCGTGTTCGTCACAGAAAATTTCTTCTCCCTCCGGCCCAACGACCGTGGCGATATGTGGACCTTCCATTTTGGGTTTTGGATAGGGGGAAGGGCGGTAAGAATTTTTTCGAGTGGTGAAGGTAAATTGGTTGGACAACCATGTGCCACCATCGCCGGATTGAGTCTCATCGGCCTGTGGTTGCCACCCGGAATGAGTAATCTGGACGAGTTGCCATTGGTCGTTGAACGTTTCTCTGGGGTGATCGGTCAGGTTAAACAATTGCCCCGGCCACATGGCAAAACAGTCACTATGACCATTGCCAAGCTGAGTATCCCGGCGCAGGTATTCCAGACGATACTGGCTTGCCCGCTGGCCTAAATCATCATCTTTAAAGCGGCTGGGGAAATCGTAATAATGATAGCTGTTCAGTATCCGCTGATTATCAAGGTGGCGCCCTTCATACCAGAATTCACGGTTCCAGCGTGGGTTCTTAAATGTTCTGTCTTTGGTAGTAATATTGGCAATACCAACGCGCTCTGACCAGCTAAATTGGTGAATACAGGTTGTTCCACCCGTGGCGTCAGATTCGGAGCGATAAGGGACATTAATGACCTGATTAAGGGACAGACAGGAATCGTGAAAAACAAGACGTTGTTCATGCTGTTCCTGATCAAAGGTGAAGTAGTAAAAAATACCCTCATCGGCCAGTAAGCGCTGGATAAAGGCCAGATCGCTTTCATCGTATTGTACGCAAAATTCCCGTGGCGGATGTTTATAGCCCAATGAAAAGAAAATGTTTCGCACGCCATTTTCCCTGAGCAGACTTTCCACAATATCCACAACGGACTGATTTTGGAAAATCCGGCTATTGACCCGTAATGATGTACGCCATAAAGGAGGCTGAAGAGTGATATGGTAGCGACTGCTGTGCCGCCCGGTTGAAAGCAGTGAAAAATGGGTTATCATCCCGGTGGTTTGGCGCTCAACCTGTCCGTTACGGTGTACGGCAAAAGCCGCATTTCTGTCAAGGACATCGGCAAAATTGATTTCCGGGGTTTTACAGGTCAGCGTGGCTTCCAGCCGAAAAGGGGTTGATAGCGCTTCATTGAGAGAAAAATCAACAACCGCGAAAGTTTGTTCGGGTAAATTTTCCGTAATTAATGTAAATCTTAACCCTGAGCGATCAAGTAGTTGGTTGATTTTATCCATTACCCTGCTCATTTGTATCCTCCATAATCTTTTGGTGTATCAATCCTTAGTGAATGCCTGAATAGTAAAGATAATGTAGTAATGAAATAACAATTGCCTATTTTAGGTACAGTGCAGAGTAGAATATAACAGAATTATTTATCTATTCTAGTAGGAATAAAAACACATCAAGAAAATTGTGATTAATGTCTATGACTAAATAAAATCAGATGATTACCTCATATTAATTTCGTGTAGTACAACAGATTAAAATTACACTGACGCGCTGCGCTTGTCTTCTCTGATTTGTCTGGCTAATACATTAACCAGACAAATCAGAGATCCTGAAAAATACCATACCCGCCAGAAAAACCATTTTTATTTAACCCCTCCCTATTAAAGAATTAGGGATAAAACTGTTCACCCTATTCACCTCTAAATATTTTTATTTAAATTCATATTGTTAAAGGATGATGACTTAAAATTAAACTCATCACCACTCTTCACTCAACCCTTCACCTTTAAATCAGAAAAAGGTGAACAGGAGTGAAGACTTGTGAACAGTTTAAAAATAACTATTCATCCTTTAATGCCTTGATATATCTAATTTAAATCATAGGGTGAACAGTAGTGAACACTTTTTACTATTTTTAGGGAATCTTTATCTGTGTGAAACAATTTATTCTTCTGGCAGGTTATTCTCTGTCAGTTTCGGCAGCCATTCGATGGCGGTGTCGATATTCAGATCCAGATTACTGCGAATGCCCTGTTTACTTTTCTTACGCAGGTAATGCTGGTTGTATTCAGCCAGTGCGCCGGGCATATCCATACCGAAGCGGGTCACGGAAACCGGTTTATTCAGGTTATTGCCTTTCATATAAGCAAGGTAAGCATGATAGAGGTATTTGCGGGGATTGAACGGCACGATTTCCGCATTGCCAATTAACAAACCATCAGCTTCATGAGAAGCCACCAGATAACCGCAAAAATCAACCAGCGGATCTGTACCGCGTTTGATATCCAAAGCCTCTTCGGATTTTTGTTGCTCTGCCAATAAACGCCTTGCAGTTTGTGGATCAGCAAACCGGTGAAGCAGTTGCCGGATAATGATAGGCAGTTCTGCCGCGATTTTGTCCCGCAAAAGCGGATCGCGTTCGTTTTCCGGCACGACTTCGGAGAAGTTGAAAATCACCCGACGCCGCGACACTCCGCCACTGCGATCACTGAAGCTCATGGCGTTATTGTTCACCGCCAGCACCACAGCCGGAATGCGGGTTGAATAGGGCTGTTTGTGCTTCGGGTCAATGGCGACTTCATCCCCGCCTGTAATGGCCTTGATACCGGAGCCATCGCCCACATAGCGGGTCTGGTCGGGCAGGATAATCAGCGAATATCCGACAATCAGCGCCCGTTCCCGTGGGTTTTCCAGTGCGGCCATACTGGCAGAAACCGTATTTCCTTTGCCTGCCAACATCGAGCAAACTTCAGCAAAGATGCTTTTGCCACTACCTCCGGCACCGGTGACTTCCAGAAATAACTGCCAGTCGCAACGGTTCGCCAGCACCATAAACAGCGCGGCCAGCACTCTCTCTGCTTTGTTTTCACAGTGTGCTGTTGCACGGTTAAGCCAGTGCCAGAACTGAGTTGCATGGTTTTGCAGGGTTTCCCCCGAAACAGGGGAATTGAATTCAACATCATTCGCGAGCAATAACCAGTCATGTTTGTAATGAGGCCTGAACTGACCGATTTTCAGATCAAATACCCCATTACGGAACCCGATTAAATGACGCTCTGGCGAGTTCATCATGGGAAGCTGTAATTTCAGAGCATCCACAGCAGAGCCAATGCCATGCGGTGAGTACGGCATTTTCTCTTCCATAAAAGCCGCCACCATTTCCCGCTGTAAATCGCGGTCACTGACCGGACACCAGACAATACCATCATAGTGATGAACGGTTTCCGAAGCACTATCCAGTGCCAAATCACCGTCATAACGTGCCAGTAATACTTCTCCGCGCTGACTGGCTCCCATCTGACATAAGGTTAGTTTTGACAATTCGGCATCCTTGGGCTGAATGACTGCTTTTTTCGTTATTGGTGCCGGTTGATAAAGCCCCTGAGCAAACGCCAGCTTTGCCGTTTCTACACCATACTGTTGGCGGTAGTCGTCCCAATCGGCTTTATGTTCTGTCGGCGGTAACGTGATCCAGCCATTCACCGCAATAGCCGCTTTTTCTGCCGAGATTTTGCCGGTATTCACTTTCGGTTTACCGTTTTTATCCAACTCATCGGGGTGATGCCCGTCGTTATCGGCGGCAATAATGATCTTCGTGCCCGGCCAGCGTTCCCTGACTGATTGTGCAACGGAGAGCAAATTGCCTGCATCCAGCGCCGCCAGAACAGCGCCTTTGCAGAATTGGTTAACTGTGAGTGCCGTGGCGTAACCTTCGGTAATTATGACCGTATTAGGATTCTCTTCCAGCGTTGATAAAGGAATAAACGCGCCTTTCTTCTGGCTGCCGGGGAAGAGTTTTTTCTCGCCATCCGGTTTGATGATCTGCGCACCTGTTACTTTTCCGTCCAGTGTTGCGAGTCGCAACACTGCCGAATTATCAGACAGCAGTCGCTGATTAGGGCAATGCAGCCCTTTGGCGGTCAGATAGGGAGATTGTCCGGCAACAGTTTGCGCCATCAGAGCTGCCACTCTGTCGGCAATTGGCTGTGTTGTTTGAATGGTTTTTCTGGCTGGTTTAGGTTCGGGCAAAGGTAATGACAGCGTACCCGCAACAACTTTTGCTGCCTCAAGAATTGATATACGGTTGGTTTTCGCTATTAAATCCAGTCCATCGCCATAGTTCGGAGTATCACACTGGCGACAATGCCAGTTGCCATGATGGTGATCGTCGATAAAGTGAAAACGGTCGGTGCCGCCGCAGACAGGGCAGGCACCATGTTTACCCTTGGCGGGAATATCGACGCCACACGCAGGCAGCAGATTTTCCCAATGATACATCGCGGATTTTTTCACGGACTGGATCAGATCGAGCGATTTTTGACGAGCTGTTTTATCTGAAAGTATAAATTTAGGGTGAGTTTGGGTATGCTGTATATCAGCCATTATCGTTACCTCTTATAACGGTTGTTGGTCAGACGCCTCAGTTGTGTTGTCGCACACTGGGGCGTTGTTTTTTATATTACGTGTCTTATGTCATGTTCTTTTCTGTGCTATGCCGCTCGTGATCCTGCGATACGTTGCGCAATCCAGTTATCAATTTCTGATTCAATAAACGCGATGGAACGGGAGCCGAGTTTAATTTGTTTCGGGAATTCCCCATCGCTAATCAGTTTGTAGATCCACGCCTTGCTATAACCCGTTCTGCGCTGAACTTCGGGCAAACGAATAAGATTTTCTTTCGGTGCTGTCATTGTCATATTATTTATCTCCTGTTACCGAGTCCTTGAGCGCTCATCGTGGACGTTGTTTGATGACAGGCGGATTATTTAAAAAGCAATATTAAATGAACAGCGTTAATTGTTTACTCCATTTGTGAAATTTATCGGTTTATAGAGAGTATCAGCACCCCAATTGTATGCTGTATGAAAATCGGTCACTGTTGGAGCCTCCAAAACAGCCTAAAAAACACCCACCTTCCATAGGCTGTATAAAAAAATAACTTTGTTGGCACTGCCAACACCGACTAAAAAAACACCATACACCTATGGCTTGTATGAAAAACAAGCGCTTGTGCCCCGGGCACAGATGTGTAAAAAATCACCGCATTTTTACGCCATTTTGCCAAATTTTCCGATCAGCACATTTTCACCGTGTTCCAGCATCTCCATATGATCCGCATACCATTGCAGCATTTCCCTGCGCCCCTCCAGATATTGGGCGTGGTTGTAGGTTCCCCGGATGCTGTTCTTATCAACATGGGCAAGCTGAGTTTCAATCCACGCAGTGTTATAGCCTTGTTCATGCAGGATAGTGCTCATGGTGTGGCGGAAGCCGTGGCCGGTTGCCCTGCCATCATAACCAATGCGTTTAATAACCTGATTAATGGCGGCCTCGCTCATCGGTTTCCCCGCATCATTACGTCCGGGAAAAACGTATTTCCCACGCCCTGTAATAGAGTGCAGTTTGATAAGAATGGCTTTAACCTGATTGGATAGCGGAACGATGTGAGGGCGGCGCATTTTCATTCGCTCAGCAGGTATCTGCCAAATATCCTTATCGAAATCGAATTCAGTCCATTCTGATTCTCTCAATTCGATGGTACGCACGCCGGTAAGCATCAGTAAACGTGTCGCGGATTGAGTCACTTCGCTTCCGCTATAGCCCGCCAAGGCGACGAGGAATCCATTCATTTGTTCGGCTAAAAGGTGTGGGAAATGTTTTTGTTTCGGTGCTTTAAGTGCGCTGGCAAGATCGGTAACGGGGTTGAACTCAGCCCGTCCTGTAATCACGGCATAGGTGAAAATTTGCCGACAGGCCTGTCTGGTTTTTTTTCAATTTATCCAAAACACCGCGTTGCTCCATTTTTCGCAGCACAGCCAACATTTCGGCAGGTTTAATCTCGGTAACAGCACGTTTACCAATATACGGGAAGATATCTTTTTTCAGGTATTCCAGAATGTCTTCGGCATACCCTTTTGACCAGTTGGGGCGTTTATGCTCGTGCCACTCAATGGCGATGGATTCAAAACTATTGCTGACTGCAAACGCTTTGGCTGCCTTTTCAGCTTTCTTTTCCTCTATCGGATCATTGCCATCCGATAACATCCGCCGTGCTTCGTTTCTCTTGGTTCTTGCGTCTGCGAGGGAGATATCAGGATATACCCCTAATGCGAGTAATTTTTCTTTGCCTGCGATCCGGTACTTCAACCGCCAATAGCGAGCGCCATTAGGGTTAACCAATAGGTATAGTCCGCCACCATCTGCAAGTTTATAAGGTTTTTCTTTCGGCTTTGCAGTGTCCACCTGTCGGGCTGTTAGCTTCAT